GAAGAAACAGATACAGATGAAGTATTGACTAGTACACCAGCTGTTACACCAGTGTTTACTATTGCTCTTTCATTTACAACTATACCGGTTGTTGTAGAAGTTGCTAGTAACATTGGTTTGGATACAGTACCTATAGCGCTCGGAGAAATAGTAGTTAATGCACCAGATAAACTAGGACTTAAATAATAACCTTCTCCTGGGTTTAACCCTGTTAATCCTGTAATAATCCCGTCGTAAACAATAGTAAATGTACTACCTGTAGAAGACTGTACAATACCAGCTGCCTGTGAATGTGCAGCGCTATCAGCTAGTGCTAAGAACCAGCTTCCGTTTACATTACTTAATCCAACTACTTGCCCTGCACTAAATGTATTGGAGTATGTAATGACCTGACTAGAAATATTAACTGGTGAACCAGAATAACCTGTATAACCAGAAATACCTGTATAACCGCTATAACCACTAGCGCCTGTAAAACCGCTATAACCAGATATACCTGTATAACCACTAATACCAGTGTAACCAGAAACACCTGTAAAACCACTATAGCCAGTAAAACCGCTGTAGCCAGAATAACTACTATAACCAGAATAACCTGTAAAACCGCTATAACCAGATATACCTGTATAACCAGAATAGCCAGATATACCACTCCAACCTGATGTACCGCTATAACCAGTATAACCGCTTATGCCAGTGTAACCAGAGTAACCTGTAATACCGGTGTAACCGGAGTAACCTGAAATACCGGTATAACCCGAGATACCAGTGTAACCAGAATAACCCGAGATACTAGAATAGCCGCTATAACCAGACCAACCACTTACACCAGAATAACCGGTGTAACCAGAAATACCAGTGTAACCGCTATAACCAGATATACCTGTATAGCCTGAAAAACCTGTAAAGCCTGAAAAACCGGAGTAACCTGTAATACCGGTATAACCAGAATAACCCGAGATACCAGTGTAACCAGAGTAACCTGAAATACCGGTATAACCAGAATAACCCGAGATACCAGTGTAACCAGAATAACCCGAGATACCGGTGTAACCAGAGATACCAGAATAGCCGCTATAACCAGACCAACCACTTACACCAGAATAACCGGTGTAACCAGAAATACCAGTGTAACCAGAGTAACCTGTAATACCGGTGTAACCAGAATAACCAGATACACCAGTATAACCGCTTACTCCAGAATAACCGGAATAACCTGTAATACCTGTATAGCCGCTGTAACCAGAAATACCTGTATAACCACTGTAACCGGTGTAACCGCTGTAACCAGAATAGCTACTGTAGCCAGAATAACCACTATAACCGCTTATACCAGTGTATCCAGAATAACCAGACACACCTGTAAAACCGCTTATACCAGAATAACCACTACCACCGGAATAACCAATACCAGAGTAACCTGATATACCTGTAAAACCAGAGTATCCTGAAATACCAGATTGACCAAACGAACCAACAAATATATTAGTGTTGACGTTACTGTAGTGTTCTGCACCTAAGAAATAGAAATATACATTAGTACCTTGAGTACCAGTACTAATAGTAGATGGTCTATATATAAGACGGTCTGTAGTATCAAGAGTTATTCTACCATTAATAAAATATTGAGTAGAATTTAAAGCAGGATTGTTTGTATCAGTATTTGTTAACGGGTCACTTGTTACTGAAAATAATAATGCTTCTGTACCATTAGACGATCTCTTATATATAGAGTGTGTAATGAATGTACTTCCAGAAAGTGCTGAAGCAGAAATAGCATAATAGGTATTAAACTGCCAGGTACCAGCATTAATATATGCTGCATCTGGATCTAATGTACTGGTAATAAAGCTACCAAAATTTACACCACCAGAACCTAATGTACTTGAATCAACGTGCTTAACAATATATGTTTCTGGAGCAACCTGTGCGATTGGTTCTAAATACGTATAAGGTGAAACATCAGCGGCTGAAGTAGTAGGAAAATAAATTATACCAGTACCAGGGGTACCGCTAAAACCAGAATAACCAGATGTACCTGATAGACCCTGTACACCGGCTGGTCCTTGTGGTCCTGCAGGTCCTACACCACCAACAGCGGAAATAGATGAAATCGCAACAGAGTAAGTTGTGTATGTACCGTCCCCGTTTGGTTGTTCCAAAAACAGAAGGTCATTACCCTGTGCTTGTGGGACTGTAGGTAGTTCGTGCGGAAATACTATAATTGGGTAATCGGCCATATAATATTATATTTAGTTATTAGGACTGCGAAGTGCGAGGTATGTGTTAGGTTCTCCATCAACACCAAGAGCGCTTGCGCTTGGTGTTCTTGTTGTACCACCTGCAGCAAAGAGGTTGACAAGTATATTTGGATCTTCGTAAGCACCATATACATTAGTGTTTGGAGCACCGGCACGGCCCGAATAACCACTATAACTTAAATATCCACCGGATAGTGTCACGTTTTTATTATCTCCATAGCTATATACATTGTTTCTGGTGTAGTTGTCAACATTTTGTGTGTAAAGCTTATCTTCAATAATACGAGTGCTTGTATTATCATCTCCAGTTTCAAGAGGCACTTCACCTTCGTATTTGTTATCGTAAACCTGATCACTTAAGTTCTCTCTTGGTGCATTAGGTTCATATGTATAAGCATAACGCTTACCCTTAATCATCCAAACATAATGGCCCATTAATGGAGTGTTAGTACTGCCTTGCTGATCCACACGCTCTGTTATTTCATATATCTGGCCAGATCTACCGTTTGGACGGGTTGTACCAAATTCAGATAACTCTATAAGATCACCCGCTTTAGGTTCATATGTGTATAACTTTCCTATACCACTTAAAGATGAAGCAGTTAAAGTATCAGTAAATGTTTTAATTGCTACTAAAGCTGTTATATCAGCATTACCCTGTATACCAAACTTACTCAATATAATACTATCATTATTAAGAGTAAGACACATTACTATTGGTACAGGGGTATAATATCCGGCTAATGGTTGCTCTCCATAGAAGAAATCGTGACCGGAAAGACTATACAGATTAATATAATAGTTAACCTGCATACCAAATTGAGATATCTGTTCTTGCCACCAATTATTAAATAATTGGATTTGTAAAGTGTTATTAGCTACATCTAGATACCTTAACGGTCCTATAGCACATTCTGCCCCTCCAGGTAGATTTGTACCTACTGGATACGTTGTACCGGGTGCAATATATGGACCGGTATCCACACAATACTGAGCAATTGACATAAAAATATTTACAAAAGTTATAGAATTAATCGGTAGTATACTAAATAATATTATAATGAGCAAGATCAAGAACTTATCCGATCTCGGAGAATTATATAGCGCTATACAGCAAACAGCTGCAAACGTAACAGAAGTTAAGAACAGTAACGAGCAGCCTGATATTCTATTGACAGATGCTACTAATTACTTACCAAAAGGTTCTACACCTAAAGTGGGTGAAGGGTTCGGTAAGAAAGAAGAAAAACTTGCTCCTAAGACAGGACCTGAAGCAGCAGAAGGTTTTGATAAAAAGCTAGCTAAAGAAGAACAAGAAGCTGCTGAAGAGACTGAAAAAGAGAAAAAAGATATGGAAGCTGCAGAAAAGAACGAAGAAGCTCCTGAGAAAGAAGAAAAAGTCGAAGAAAACGTAGAATCTGTATCGAAATCTCCTAAATATAAGAAACAAACTTTTACTATGCCAAAATCAAAATTCCAAAAACTGTACGAGGACGCAATCAATAGTGGTCCTTTTGTCAATGAAGAAGAAGAAGTTGCTCCTATTGCTCCTCCAGCAGGTGGTCCAGAAGGTGCAGCAGAAGAGCCAATGGCTGACCACGAAATGGGCGGCGAAGAGACTCACTTAACACACGCTGAAGCGATTGAAGCTTGCGAAAAACTTTTAGCATTCCTTAAGAAAGATATGGAATCTGATGAAGAACAAGGCACATTAGGTGCTGAAGACCAGGCTGGAGAAGAAGGTGCTAGCGAAGAAGAAGAAGCAGCTCCAATGGAAGAAGCTGTAGAAGCTGAAGACCTAGGACACCCACTCGAAGGTGCTAAATCAGATCATTTAAAAGACGGACACAAGATTCATAAAGTTGGATCCTTAAAACAAAAGGGTGCAGCTTCAGAACAGGGCGCTAACTTTAAGAACGAACCTGCTCCTAAGAAAGAAAAAGAATCAGCTTATCTTAAAGACGGACACAAGCTACACACAGCTGGTAGTCTAAAAGTCGATAAGGGTCAGAGCAATATGTTCGAGCAATAAGAATTACGGCATAGACACTTCAAAGCCCTTAGCAATAAGGGCTTTTTTTATGGGCGCTGTAAAAAGCGCTTATCTAACATACCTGCAGCTGGACTACCATTAGGTATTCTCCAGCCCTGCTCAAATAGTTCATCCATTTCATCATTAGCTGCATTAGGTTCTCTATTAGAACCTGGCATAAAAACAGGATTATATGGTACAATACCATCATCTGTCTTTTTATCGCTAAACTTTTTATATACTTCAGAAGGCTTTGGCATACTGACTATAAACGGGTCCCAATTATTAGGCATCATTTTTAATGGCCTACCGTTAGCATCTTGCTGAGTTACTTCATAGAATTGTTCAACAACTTTAGGATCTAATATAAACAAGGCCCATATAAGCGCCTCTACTCTATCATCTAGGTACTTGTCAGATTGTTTCTTCCATACCCCGTTTGCTTGACGTACATATGTTTTAAATTCTTCTATAGTTTGTTTATCATATAGCTTTAAGCACCTTAATACGTTCATCCAGTATCTAAAGTTAGCCATTGAGTTGAACTTACTATTAGTGTGAGAGTATATGCCCAATCGGTTATCCTTTTCTACCTTATCAGTAAATGAACCCATACTTGGGGTATACTTCACTATGTTGGGGTATTGATGGGTATGAGTAAGAGCATCTACAACCTGTGCACCGCAATTATTACGCTCTACTAGTAATGGAGGGTTACCCCATTGACCGGCTATTTCTACGAGCTTCCCAGTGAAATTAAAAGGATCAAGTCTGTTATTAGCATATGTAGCTACCTGTTCTATGTTAGTTAGATCCGTAACATCCAGTACCTGTATAACTGAGTTGGCTCTACCAATACCCTCTCCTACGTCAACCCCGATACTATAAAAATGTCCATCCATATGGTCTTTATAGACTTTAAATGTGCCATCATCATCTTCAAATATTGGCTCTGGAGCATTTTGAGTCATTTCATCTAACTGATCTTTATCAAATATATTTTCTCCTGCAGCTCTAAACTCGTTACCATATTCTTGATTAAAGGCTTCCACTGAACCTAAAGCTCTGGTGGTCATTTCTTTCCACTTTTCATCTCTACCTGGAACTTCGTGCCAATCCACTCTCTCACTGTGCCAACCATTCTTTCCAGCTACAGCATCTGTATACGTATTAAAGAAAAGATTACCCACACCATTAGGGGTAGATAGCATAAAGATTTTAGACTTTTTAGAAGACGAAATAACAGGAAATACTGATTCCCAAAAGTCGTCCATAAATTCTGGCGGGATAAATGCAGCCTCGTCTAGGAGTAAGCAGTTAATAGACTCACCTCTAGCAGCATCAGAGGTTGTAGTACTAATACCAATAGAACTACCATTAGCTAGTTCTAACCCAGTTTTAGCATAATTTATAACACCTGGCTTCATATAGTTTGGCAACATTTCGTATGCCAACCTAATACGTTTAAAAATGTTAATAGCAGTACCTTCTTTATTTGCTAATAGTAGTACTCTATAATCATCCTGAAAGCAAATCATCCATAAAGCAAATATAGTTAGGAT